TTGCCACTAACAGAGGGTAGAACAAATGTACAACTCAGTGACAAGCCTAAGGATCGCGCAGACTCTAAAAGGCTACACAGTTTTGGTTACATACAAAGACGGCAGAACTGGCAGCTTTGGTAGCCGCACAATGACAATAACAGGCGCAAAAAACATGCTTGCACAGCACGCAAAGCGACACGGATTAAAAGTATCAGGCGAACAAGCAGCATAAACCAACCACGGCCACGGACGGCCATCAACTCAGAGGATAAGCAAAATGAAAGCAACAATTAGCCGTCTCAACTGTTTCCTGATCAACCGACTGCCGCAATATCGAATTGTCAAAGGCCACGGGTACTTTTACTTTGTCTGTGCTGATGACGCGCCTAGCGATACACCAGAACCGCCAGAATCAATTTGTGTGTATTCTCTAGATCAGATGAATTTTAAGAACTGGATTGCTGCAATTAGCAGCAGTGTCGAACGGTGGGAAAGAAACCAAGGAGAATGGTCATGACAGACCGACAGACACCAGCACATGTAGCGCAGCGCAAGCAAATCGCGGTAATGAACCTTGACCAGTGCATGATCGAATATTCCCAGAAAGGGCTGAACCCGCAGTACATAGCAATGTTAGAAGAACGGCTTGATGATCTGCAAAAACAGTTTACAGCAAGCCGCTTAGGAAACACTTGGCAGCATTGCGATTTAAACTAACCAACGGCCAAGGACGGCCACACACTGAGGATAAACCATGAACGATAAAGCAATAACCGCCACCAGCTTAAGAATGCCTGATGGCCTGCTTAGATTGGTCACAAAGGCAGCTCACAAGTGTGAGCTATCCCGAACCGCGTACATCACACAGGCTCTGCAATCGGCTGTAGCGCATGATCTGCCCGACTTTGAATACAAGCAGGCATGGGAAACGCTTCAGGACATTTACGACACACTCTTGCCTGACATTGACAAGGACGGCAACCCTGACAAAGACATGATGCTAGTTGCAGTTCTTGATATTTTCTTTCCACAACTTAAAGGTAACAGATTATGACCCGCGCCCAGAAGATCGACCTGCTCTGTGCTGTTGCCACTTGCATCCTGTGTGCTGGGATGTTTATCCTCCTGTTCCTTTAATCTGCTGGCTGGCGGGTTTTCAACTCTGCCAGCTTTGCTTTGTACTCTGCCTTGATCCTCTTGGCATCCTCAATCGTAAAACGCGCCTCTGAATTGTCGCATTCAATCCTGTCCACTTCTGCCTGTCCTATTCTGTTCAGCAACTCACGCCTGTAGTTGATCAGGTTGCCCGACAGGTGGTTATTGCATGTGGCGCACTGGAGCCAGACTTGAGCCTCATCAAACCGCAGTTGTGGTGCAGCCTTTCGGGTTCGATAGTGACCCGCGTGATACTGAATATCTTGCTTGTTCGTGCCGCACGAAATGCAACCCAGCCCATGATCTCTTGCCCTGATGTATTGATTGAAGGCTGTCTGAGCCTCTGTGAGCCATTCTGTTTTTGTCTTGATACAATCCTTGCGGGTCTTGGTTTCTGCCTTGTGTTGACGCTCTCTGGCCTGTGTAGCTTTGTCCATGCCGTGACCAGCCATGCAATCCAGTGTGCAAAATCCTTTTGCTTGCCACTTGTCTGACAGCTTTGTTGTTGGCAGTGGTGTTCTGCATGACTGTCGGCGGCACTTTCTCATTTTAAGCCCTGCTTAATTGTGTACAAGGTGACCGCCAACATATTCATGCGAATAAGAAAATACCTTTCTTGATAACCATTTAACATTATTGTTAACAGGGTCATTGCGCTCAATCATATTTTTGCTTGTTGGTTTCCATAGTGGAGAATTGTTGCGGTACTCTCCCATTCTTGGATGTGCTGTTTTGCTGAAGTATCTAAAACCCTGTTGCTTGTGTATTTCAGCAACCGCATCACTAAGCCTAACGCCTATTCCTAACCCTTGATAATCTGGAAGTACCACTGTTCTATGCCCCCTGTAAGCATTTTTAACAGTGCCTGATGGGTATGCTATTGCGGAGGCAAATCCAACAACATTTGATCCCCAAGTGCAGAGCCAATGCTTTGCACTTTTATTGATGTCGTCTGTGAGATAGTGATGCTTGCTGAAGATTGACCACGACTCGACCCCACAAGGAAATATTTCCAAGTCAATTTGCTGTCGCCTAGCCGACCCCCTGTATGACAACTTTTGTGTCAATGTATCGTATACCCAGTCAGGCTGTAACCAATCAATAATGTCGTAATGGCATGAAGCAAAAACTACATTCCTCAAGCCATATTGTTTTGCATATCGGTTGACTGCATTGGCGCACGACATTGCTACTGGCCTGTCTATTACGCTGGTAAATTCATCCACAATAGCACCAGACTTTAACTGCATTGCCAAATCAGCACGATATTTTTCACCAGTTGATAGGGCGTGATATGGCCTTAGCCACGCAGGTATGCTGTTTAAGCCGACTGCGGCCAACCTGCTTTGCGCCTCATCAGCAGTTTTAAAATGCGATGCTATGCACTTTTGGGAATCCCATTCAAACTTTGATTCATTGCCAAACTTTTGAAGCAAGGTAGATTTGCCACTACCTGATGATCCAACAATCAATCCAATATTAAAATCATTGTTAACATGGAAGTCACTGATCTTTGTTTCTGTTGTTCCGTTAAACTGATAATCAAAAGCCCTGCATATTTCTTTCGTTATTTGATCTTCACTTACCGAAACGCGCAAAGTAGTTTCCATGTTTTTACCCTTTTTCCTTACTAGGCCACAAAGGCAACGTGATCCCGTGATGACCTGCGAACCGGCTGTGAATAACTTCATAAACTTGATTATATTCTGGCCTGTATGCCTCAGTTGTAGATTGCTTCCCGATAATGGCCTCCTGCACTGGTCGCCAGATGTTCTCCTTAACCGTGTCTTTACTCCACGGGATAGTCCACTGCTTACCAGTTGGCAGGTTGACCACCATCTCAAGCCCTGCATCGTTTAATGCTTCTGCTACCCATTTGCACCACAAGTGCAGCGCATCGTTTTGAGCATCAGTGCGCTGTTGACCAGTTGAACACTTAAAGCTAACCCACTTGTGCTTCCGATAAAGCTCGGCAGCGTGAGCCAAGAAGCCTCCGAGTTTACTGTCAGAGTTGACTATCCACTGCTCACCACTCATAACCAATACTCTGCAATGCGCTTGCCGTTGATCCTGATCAGTTGAGACTTGACCTCATGCCCAACGTCCCGCAGCTCCTGCACCCTTGCTGCCAATCTAAAGCAGGCGAACAGGTTCAGTGCTTCGAGCGATGTGATCTTGTTGCCTTTCTCAAGGTATTTCAGTATCTGCTGTGTCTGTGTCATGTTGTTCTCCTGTGTTTAATGTAAAAGCCGATTTTCTTGTTTTAACTTTTAGAACTGGCGGGTACATCCAGTGTGTGTATTCCATCTGCGAATTACCGAACTTACCATCTTGGTAAACTACAGCAGCAAAATAGTCAGGACGATCATCTGAATCAATCGCAGCAGCACAAACAAAAACCATCCGCTGATTATCTGGCAATTCTTTTTTTATCACTTTCCACGACATGATTGTTGTCCAGTTTATATTCCTAGGCTTCCGCGTAATTGCGACATCCGATCTTGATTTTCTTCTGGCGTTAAAATAACCGTAACTTTCTCAGGCAGTGCTTCCATCATTGGTGCGTCCAGCTTTTCGCCTTGCATTACTCGATCACAGTAACCAGCGTAAAAGGTTTTGAAGCGAGAATAAATTTGATCTTCAGCAAATGTCGCCAGCTCAAACCACCCAGTAGCCTTGCCAGCATGGTAGACAGCAGGATGTGACCACTTGTGCTTGGCTTTGGGACTGGGAGCCATGCAAGCCTCAATGTATGCTTTCTTGACTTCTGGCAAACCAAAATCTTCAGGCTTCGGTTTGCAAAGCTCACGGAATATCGGCAGAGTAAAATAACCTGTATGGCTTAAAGCCTTAGATAATCCAACCTTAATTTGCCGATCACTCAGGTCTGACAAGCCTCGCGCCCATGTTTGGTAAACCTCTGGTGTCGGGTTGTTCAACAATCCCATCCTCGAAAGCTCCTGTAAAGCTGCCTTCAAAAACTGAGTCGTCAAAGTCTGATCCGAATGCTTGGTCTGCTGCGATTGCTGCTTTATCTCTGGTGTCACGTTGTTTAACAATTCTGCTGCTGATTTCATCTTCCCATCTCCTGTTTTTAAGCCATCGTTCTACGTGTTGAAAAGGCGCAAAGAATGATCCGTTTGCGTCCTGCATACGCTTTACTGATAACTGTCTTTCAGCGGATGCGAGTATTAAATTAAATAACTGTTGATCAGGATTAATCCTGTTGAACTGTGCGAGTGCATTTTTCTTACTGCCCTTTTCTCCATAAGAAGGATCAAAAGAGTTCCACAAAATTTCAAAACAAGCGAGCGACTGCGAGCGACTGTTGTTTTCCTTTCCCCTTCCCTGTTCCTTTCCCTGTTCCTTTCCTTTCCTTTCCTGTAGTGAGTCATCCGTGAATTGTGTATGAATACTCACTGAGTTTTCAGTGATATCAACTAAGTCCTTGATTTTGCTTTTAGTTGGCCTGTTGATTACTTGATGCTTTAAAAAGTTAATGACATAGCCATAACTTTTGCCATCTAAGCCCGTGTGCAGAGAAATGTACTTAATTTGTGATAGCTGCATGAGCATTGTATGAATGCTCACTGAGGTTTCATTGAATGGGAAAACAGCGCCTTTTAATATTGCAGGGCTGGCTTTGAAGTAGCCTTGATCATCGGACTGGTTTAACAAGCCGATGGCTAAAAGCCTTGTCTCTGGAGGTAATTCTGCAAGCTCTTCATTAAGCCAAAATTCCGGCTTTACAGTTCTAATTCTAGGCATGGTATAATTCCAACCTGTAATGTGTGTTGAAGCCGTATGAGTCCCGTCAGAAGGTCATGCGGCTTTGTTTTTTAACGCTTCCTCTGCAAGACAACTCAGCATGTTTGAAAAGCTGCGCTTTTCGCTCTCAGCCAGCAGCTTGATCTGTTCAATCAAATTTGCAGGTATTGTCACTGATATCTTCTTTGTGTTCATGTCGTAATTATCGCTCATTATCCTACCCTCTGCAACTTTGTTTTGGTCTCTCAAACACTCTGCCGTCAAACTGGGTCAGGTAAAGCCTGCCATTGCATTCCATCATCTTAAAATGACCGCTGGCATAAGCTCTGACTGGTGTAGCCAGATCAACGCCACGGCGCGGTAGGTAGACAGTGTAGATGTCGTACCGAGTACCCTTATAAGCTGCCAGGCGACCAGTCGGCCTGTACTTGTCTGGCTGCATCGTGTTTAAACTAAGCCACGGGTCTTGCGCCTTGGTGTCCTCTGGTTCCAAACTGGCTGTCCAGTCTAAGTTGTAGCCTCGCTCTCTCACTTTATATCCTCGATCTTGTTAATTGTTCGCTAATCAAAGCACACTATTTTATCAAAGTAAACCTCATTTGTGCTTTACATAAGGCACAATAAGTGCTTAAATGTGCGAACACACAAACCAAAAAGAGGATATAACAATGATACACAAAGAAATCTGGCAAACCTTGTCTGCTATTGATTGCAGCCAGCATGTAGAAAAAAAGAACAACTTGACTTACCTAAGCTGGGCTTGGGCATGGTCAACTCTGATGGAGCATTACCCAGAAGCCACGTTTGAGTTTGACGAGCCAAAGGTTATGGCTGACGGCACGATGATGGTGTTCTGCACTGTCAGCATTCAAGAGTGCAGCCGCAAGATGTGGTTGCCAGTTATGGACTACAAGAACAAAGCCATCAGCAACCCCGACAGTTTTGCCGTTAATACGGCAATGATGCGTTGCCTGGTTAAGTGCTTGGCATTGTTTGGCCTCGCACATTATATCTACGCTGGTGAAGATGTTCCGCAATCTCACAAGCCTGACCGCAAACCTGATCCAATCTTGAGCCAGATGCTACATGCCTGCACCAACATTGATGAGTTGAGAGCCGCTTGGAAGGCAATGACACCTGACCAGCGTGAAGCCCACGGTGATGTGCTGGCAGAAGTCAAAGAGAGGCTCGCATGAGCCTTTCGCCTGATCGTGAAGGAAGGCTGACAGCAAGCGTTTTTGCTTCAGCCATAGGTGTTGGCTACGACTCCAGACAAAAGCTCTGGAGGCAGCTTACAGGCCGTGAGGAACGCTTTGCTGGCAATGACGCTACTCAGTGGGGAAGTGATAACGAGCATCACGCTATAACGGCCTATGAGGTCGCTACAGGCGACATCGTGCAAAGTGCTGGTGGTAAGCAGGGTTTTGTTATAAGTCCTACCCATGACTGGCTAGGATGCACTCCTGACGGTTATGTCGGTAGTGACATCGTTGTCGAGGCCAAATGCCCAGCATCAATGAATCTTTATGGCAGAGTGCCGGATAACTACATGCCGCAAGTTCAAGGCCAGATGTTTATCACTGGTCGCAAGCTGGCTCACTTTATTTGCTGGACACCAGAAGGCTTTGAAGTATGGGAAGTGCCGTTTGATGACCAATACTGGGATGAGTGCCTTGCGCTATTGTCCGACTTCTACAGTTTTTGGAAGTCAGACCAAGAACCCAAAAGACAGAAGAAACCAATTTTACCAACCGTTGAATACCGGAGATTGATATGAATGATGATGATTTTAAAAAAGTTTGGCGTGAGCAGGTTTTACCTGCGCTTTCACCTGATGACCGTAAGCGTTTAAAAGATGTTCTTTATAGCATGGCCTTTATTGGTTACAGGATTGCTAAAAACGAATACCGCGAAGGAGACAATGAAACTATGCAAGAAAATTTTACAACATATAAAGAAATCGTCAGCAAAATACAAACAAACTAGGAGATTAAAATGAACAATTACGACAATACAAATCGCGGTGCAATCTGGAAGAACGAAAAAAAGCAAACCGAAAAGCATCCTGACTTTAAAGGTGATCTGAACATTGATGGCGTTCTCTACAATGTGTCGGCCTGGAAACGTAAAGCAGATGCAAACCCAAAATCGCCTCTGCTGTCTTTTTCTGTCAGCAAGCGTGAGGTTCCGCAAGAGGTTAAACAAGCTGCAATGCACAGCAATCACGGTCGCCAGTCTGCACCACAAACAATGCCTGACCCATTTGATGACCAGGATATTCCGTTCTGAGGATAAGTTATGAGTGCATATTTGGAAGAAGAAATACTGGACTGGGCGCACGATAAAGGCATCTTGGGCGCAAAAGGCCGAGGCACTGAAGCAGGCCAGCACATGAAGACGCTGGAGGAAGTGGAAGAGCTTACCCACGCACTGGCTGATCGCAACCTGGCAGAGATTGCTGATGCCATTGGCGACATCTATGTGACGCTTGTTATCCAGGCTGAGATGCAAGGTCTACGCATGTCAGATTGCATTGAAGGAGCCTACAACGTGATTAGCAAGCGCACTGGGCGAATGGTCAACGGACAGTTCGTTAAGGATGGCAGCTAATGGACTCGCATACGTTTGTGAAGGTTCAGGCTGCGCTTGGCTACGACAATGCGCGGATGGCTGCTGAGATCGGGCTGTCAGAAAGGATGGTCGTTGCTATGAGGTCAGGCGAAAGGCTAGTTAGCAACAAAACCGCATCGGAAGTTAAAGCTGCAATTAAAAGGCAAATTGATTGCCTAAAAGCATTGCAGAAGTGCTTAAAATAAAGCACAATCAAATGACACACACTAGGAGTTATAAAAATGAGACGCGACCCAGCAGCAACTGAAACTTTTACCAAGTTGGGCATTGAGTTTAAAGCCCACTTTGATCTTGTAACTGACGATGACGGCGATTCTTGGCTGGCACTGTCCGGCGAGTATATTAACGGCAAGCGTGATTATCTGCCGCCAAGAGTTGAGGCTCGGCTTTACGAGCTGGCTGAAGGCACAATGCAACATAATTATGAGATGGAGGATTTTCGATGAGCAATCAATACCACCACCGCGTCCGATACACTGACAAAGCCACAGGCGAAACTATGCACACCGGCCTCTGTCGTGATCTAAATGACGCTATGCTCAAAGCTGCGTTTCTCGGCGGCACAGTTATTGATGAAGATGAAGGTGTTGTGTGGAGTCGTGATCAGGAGAATAACAAATGACACACTTAACAGTCTTAATTATTGGCTTGTTATCAGGCTACCTCGTAGGCTCTGCCGGTGTGCGTT